AAAACGACAAGTAGATCATGCACCTATGCAAAGTCTCATGATCTTCGGTAGATTTCGTAACTCACAATTTCCACAGATGCCGTACTTTAAACAAAGTAATAGACAGGACAAGCCTAGTTATATAAAGCCAATTATTTACACGATTCTAGGTGTAAATTTGGTAATAGGTATGTCATGTTTAGCTATAAATTATGTTAACTACAGATGGAAAAGAAACCCCGTAGGAAATAATATTGCCAGTTTTTATATTGATATGTTGATTAGATGGACAACACAACCAAATGTCAACAATGGATCAGTAAGAACTAGGTTTGCTAACACCAATCCAATCGCAGTGCGTGAAGTTAATAATCACACACACCCAAAAAGTGCAGCAGTTAGGTCTGCTAGCTCTGTCATGATCGAATTATTGGCAAATTTACTTGGTAAAGAAGTATATTTTGTGCAAAAATCAGGATCAGACGAGAGAAAAGGAAGACCTGGCTGCCGTACATATTATTGGGCCAAAGATATTGGAGTTAGTTATCAGATATTTAATCCAGGTAAGGATGATATTATAGCATTAATTGATGTAGACATGTACATTGAAACATTACCATATATGTTGTCAAATTACGTAAATATCTACATGATTTCTACTTTTCAACCAAGTACAGTCGCATTGACCACTGGAGAATACAGTTTTAAATTCAACGAAAACAATGAGGTTGAATATACTGTAAGTGGAGGATCTAAATACCAGCACAAGATATGGAACTACAGTTCAGATGTAGTTCTCTCGGTATCAGCTGGGTTTTTACACGCTTATTATACCATTACTGCCTACAATGTAGATCGTAGACAGATTAGTGACCATCATCAAATAGTATGTCTTACACCTATAAAAACTTTTATATCACCATTGTTGAACATGAGTTATTATATAGGAGGACATATTATTGATCGATTACAAGTCAATCAAAATGGTTTTATTCGCATGGAGATCCAAACCGCAAATGGCAGATACGTATCAACAGGTAAAGCTGGTACGTATTGTGTCGCTACAATTCCAGCCACTCAAGATGAATCCATAGCAACTCAGTCACGCATAAATACTGTAAAGCTATCTGTTGCTCAGGTTAAGAGCAGCACAAATTTGGATGATCTTAACGCAGCCACAATATTAACAGAATACCATTCCCAGAAAGTCACAAATCCTTCAGAATGTGTGTTCCCAGTGGAACAATCAGTCCATAATTATCAATTCGACCCAGTTAGTTTTGATCCTAATGCTAAACATGCCGTGATACCATATATGAACCCATTATTAGATGAGTGTTTTGCTCCCGATATTTGTAAAAGCAACGAGGTTAGAGCCATATTAGGTAGAGCGGTGGAAATTAGGAATGGTCTTATCCCACTTACTCCAAAATTAGTTAAGTTTATGGAGGAATTTATTTGTGGTCTGGTACCTGACAAATTAAAAGGTACTGGAATACCAGTCAGCCAAGATGAAATGTATCTTAGACAGAATAGACCGACACAAAAGGCAATTCTTGATCGTGCAGGTACAAGTATAGACACAGTATCACGGGATTCTGTGCAAACATTCATAAAAGCTGAAACGTATAACGAGATAAAGGATCCCCGTACAATATCTGTTATACCAGGAGTTAGTAAAGCAAATTATACCAAATACATCTATGATTTCTCAGATAAGATCATGAAGAAACAAAGTTGGTATGCATTTGGAAAAACCCCTCTGGAAATAGCAACACGAGTAGCAGAAATATGCGAGAAAGCGCAGTCATGCGCTAACACGGACCTATCAAGGTTTGATGGTAGAGTTTCAAACGTTTTAAGAATGGTGGAACAAATGGCAATGCTAAGATTTTATGGCACTCAGTATCACTCAGAATTATTAGAACTCATGCAAGGACATATGGACCAAAGAGCATTTACGAAATTTAACATAGAATTTCAAATGTGGTTAATACGTGCCTCAGGTTCAGGTGATACAGCAGATTTTAATTCATTGGACAATGCTTTAATGGCATATTTAACATTTAGAGAAATGGGATATGACCATGGAAAAGCATGGGCTTCACTAGGTATATATGGTGGAGACGATGGGTTAACTCCGGACGTAAATTCGGAGATGTATGTTGAAACATGCGCATCTGTAGGTCAGAAATTAGAAGCAGAAGTGATAGAACGAGGAAAACTAGGCATTACATTTTTAAGTAGACAATTTTCAGAAAATGTATGGTTTGGTAGTCCTGATAGCTGCTGTGATATTTGGAGACAAGCAATAAAATTACATACAACTGTAAGCTTGCCACCGAGTATAACTCCAATACAAAAATATTGCGAAAAGTTGTTGGGTTATTATTTAACAGATAAAAATACCCCAGTTATTGGAGAGCTAGCCAGCACCGTTAAACGTGCTTATCCACAATTATTTCCTAAGGTAATAGGAGATAAATACCTTAGAGGTGTAGCTAACGGTTTTGCATCATTTGAAGAAGACGTGCAATTCCCGAATGGTAATGAAAATTCTTGGATGGAAAATTATGCCAAGAAAACGAACCCATCGTTTGATTTTGAAACCTTTTATAAGTGGTTGAAAGAAATCGTTCAAGACCATACAAAGCTATTGACACCACCAATGTGCATGCCGCTAAAAACTGTACCTATTACAAGTAAACATGATGTAGTAGTTAATGGCGATATAATCAAAGGTTCCAAGGTAAAAACTGATGAAGAATTGTTGTCAACGTACAGAGACCTTATCAATGCAGAGTTTACTAGAATGCAGCAACCCATGCCAACTGATTTAAAGATATTTACACAGAATATGAACAGTGGTATGACAGCTGCACAAATAGAGTATAGGCAGAGATGGTTTACATGTACTAACGCTTTAGGAAAGACAGTATACATTGATCGTTATGAAAATTTGTATAATGAATATGAAATGAAGCGTGCTTTGGAACAATTTGATAAATCAAGCTTAGAACCAACCCCGACGTATGTTCAACGTAAAACTAAATCAAAAGTAGTAGAACCATCATACAGTAAGGATGAGATCAAGCAAGAGTATTGTGGAGAGTACCAACGAGGTAAATGCACTAGGGCCAAGTGCAAATACTTACATGCTTTACGACCACGTAAAGCTTAAGTGCTGTGTACAGATTAATTGGGATCCGTTCAACTTGGTGAACGGATCGATTTTCGCCCTTAGCTTATCAATTAATCTATAAACAAATCGCTTTAAACTATTATTATTAGACCACAATGGTGCAAATTGTGGAATTGTCATCTGGACCTTATAAACGAAAACCACGTCGTAAGCAGAAACAAAAGAAAAATAAGAACAGAAATGCCCCTATTTCGACTTCGCTTGTTGCTCAAGAGCGTTATCGTCCTCCTCAGCGTCGCCGGAATAATAATCAATCTGCATCACAACTTGCAGTCAGGAACTACATCAACACAATCAACAACCCATTCGACCATGGAGGTTGTAAATTGGGTTGGGGTACTCTTGTGCCTACTTCAAATTACACTTGTTATCTCAGAGTATCCCTTACTGCAAATGCTGATGGATCGTTTGGGATAGGATTGGGACCCTCCGCAGGAACTTCAACTAACAACATTTTTCTTAATAATGCTGGATTAGCTGTAGCAACCTGGACAACAGTTCCTTTTACTAACCAAACTGCTATTGCAACCGCAATCTCAGAAGCTCGTGTAGTCAGTGGAGGCATAAGGTGTATGCCACAAGTACCCGCAACTGGGGTACCAGGCATATTATACGCAGGTAGCTTGC